TAAAGTAAACTTATTATGATGCAGCTATTGTAGAACCATCCGTAATATTAGTCCAATATGGTGCACCAATATTCTGCCCACTATTTGTTAGTGTTGCATAATCAACCCAGTTATTAGTATCATATGTCCCACCTATACTTCCACTATAATACTGAAGTTTCATTTCAACAGGTGTTCTAGTGTTATTATTTCCTTGATATGTTCTAATTTTTAAGAAGTTCATAGTAGTAATATCTCTTGCAGATGCGAAACCAATAGCCAAGAATGAATTGGCTGGTGTATACATATAGAATCTAGAAGTATCACTTGCCCTCATAAATTCTTGGGTAGAGCTACTAACACTATTCTGTTGACCCAATGCTGCATCAAAATAATCTGCACCGGTTAAAGGATTGCCTGTAGATTTAAACATGCCATATCGATCATATCCAGCAATAACTGAACCGTCTGTGTTATGTGTATGAGATGATAAGAAATCTGTATTGATTGCACCATTTAAATCAGTATCAGCACCTAAACCTTCACCACCATTTGCATTTTGAATATCAAATAGATTTGATGCGTGACTAGGTGGATTTGTGATTAACAACCTCCAAAGTTGTACTGCATTACTTAGTGTATATGTAATTGTTTGTGCCTTTGAAACAAAACTAATCCCATCTGAAAACTTATATGTATATACAAAACTACCGCCATTTGAATCAGCTAAGTTTCCTGCTGTTGCATTTTCACTTAAACTGTCTGAGGAAAATGGAGTAAAAGTAAATACTGAGGAATCTGATGTTATAGAACGGAAAAGATACTGACCAGAATCAGATGCAAAACTTTGATTTAAAAGATTAGCATCTGAATTATCAGAATCAGCAGCTTTTGCTGTAACTGTCAACGGCGTTGCTGAATCTGCTACTACTGCAGAAGCTAACGGTTCTGTTTGCCAGCGAGGTGTAGCATTAAGTAACACAGCATTATACCAGCCGGATCCATTTGAAATGTAATATCTTTGATTGCCAGTTACAAATGCCTGGTCTCCTGCAGATAATCCAGTGGTAGGTAAGGAGTTCAAATCAGAATATGCAGTCAAACTACTTCCAATAACCAATCCACTACCTTCACTATCGCCAGTATGTGTCAATCTAAAATTGCTGCTGTTATCTACTTCTGTTTTGCTCAGTATATTAGCGATGTCTCTAGTTCTTGATGCCATGTTTATGCCGTAAATGTTCCGCTATCAGTAAATGTGTATTCTTAAATTCAGGTATTTTCATTTTAATCATCAGCTGGGTCAGGTGTATTTCCCTCTTCAACCCATCTTAAATATTCTTGCCAATGTCTATTCTTAGGTTCTTTAGGTATGCCTAAGTTATGTCCTACTTTAATCACACCACCTACGCTACCATCTTTAATTTTATACTCTTTATATAATGCTGGCATTAATCAACCTCCGCGTCAAATGCAAACCAAACACCTGCGTTATTGTTTGGTTCAAATAAATAACCTCGAGCGATTGTAAAACCTGTACTCGTAATACCTAGTTCCATTGAATTTCCCCCACCCCAGCCGTTGCTTTGTAGTGATGAAGGATTTCCGCTAGCTCCAGTGCCTGTAATGCCAAAGTAATCAAAGTGTGAGGCAGAAGAATATGTAACTGAAGGATTGGTTCTTGGCTGCACTGTTAAAAACATAGGGCAGTTAGCACCCGTAGAAGAGAATGGCACCATTAAGTTTAAACCAGCGTAGTTACTAAATCTATCATACCTTTGATAATATCTTTGGCATCTTGCTAGTTCTTCTGCTTCTGTTCTATGTCTAAAAGGTGTAGGTCTACTTCCTACTTCCATTTTTACACCCGTCAAATAAAAGTTATTTGACGTGTTATCCAGACAGTTTACTTGTCCTGCAGCACGATTCGCTGCAGTATTATTCCAAGTGTTATCATTGAGCGTGCCACCAGCATATGTAGATCCTGATGCGAGCCACCAGAATATTCTTAGTTCTGATTCATCTTCATTTGGTAATGCAGTTGCGGTGTAACCAGAAAATGTTAGTGATTTGAATTCCCATGTATCCGCTGAGTTTACAGTATAAGCTCTACTGTTACCGTAAGCGGCCGAGTTGTGATACAACTCAACTATGTGTGTACCGGTCTTAGGTGATCTTACCCAAAAAGATATTGTTACATCTTTAGCACCAGCCGTTCCGTATTTTAAACTCTGTACATCTCTACCTTCAAATACATATCTTATAATGCCGAAGTCGCTTGCAGCTAAGCTAGTGTCAGCTGTTGTAACATCAACTTTCATTGCACTTTTAAAACCAGTATCACTTAGACTTGTTGCTGAGTCAGAAGAACTAGTTATAACCGCGGCACCTATAGTATTAAATGCAAATCTATCCGGATTATGCACAACACCATCAGCAGCGGATACCGAAAGTGCACCTCTCTGCGCGATCTGCATTGCACCGTTGATTATTAAATTTTCGCTGTTTAGATATTCTGAATTTATGACGATATCGTTTACTTCGGCAGAGTCAAAACCTCCACTAGTCACTGGTAATGACGCACTATCCAATAATGCAGCATTATTAGTATTTGCTGCTTCAGTAGCACCCATTATAGCAGCAATGTCACGTGACCGGCTCATCTCTTATCCTTATGCGTAAGGTGAATCACCTAATAGAGCAGAATCCCAAGCGGCTTTTAATTCTGCAATTGTTGTAGCATTTGTAATTGCAGATGCAGCAGGTGCATCGCGAAGAGCGGTTTTCTTTGTTGCTGCTGCAGCTTTTGCAGTTGAATCGTCTGCCTCAATAGCACGCATATATTGAACATCTTGTTCTTCCAATAAAGGTTTACGAACCTCACGGATTTTATCTTTAAAAAGTGTTTTTGCTGTGTCAAGATCTTCACTGATTACATCACCAGACAAAGACCAAGCACCACGGAAATGACGATCAGATGGCACTGTTACGTCAGCAGCATTTGCCTGATTACCATCCTTGTCAACGATATAAGTAGTTGCCATTTTATTTCTCCTTAAGCAGCTTCTTTACTATTTATATTAGGATCTATCTTCCAAGCATTTCGCCACTCTCTCGTCTGAGGGAGTTGCTCTTTCTTACAGATGACCATCTTTGGCTTATTACCTTCATTCCATGTTTGCCAGATATGGTTAGGAATGTCTTTCATAATCAAATACTCAATAGCCTCTTCTTCACTCATAGGAGGCATAGGTTCTGTTTCATGTAGCAGATAACCACGAGTGTGTTTCTTAAAATCTGGTTTTGCTTCATCGTCAGCAAGTTCATGATAAACCCATACTGGTGGAAGAATACCACCATGCATTGCACATGCCATCCAATTTGGATCAGGCACAAGCACCTTTGCAGGTTCATCAACGTTATCTTCAAAGACAACACGATAGTCTGACTGATGTGGTTCAAGGTTATCCTTTGCCCAACACAGTCTGTCAAATAATTTAAATTCTTTCAATTCCATTATGCTAAGTCTCCCATACAAATAGAAGTTCCAATATCCCAATCAGCATCACCGACTTCAGAACCATTTCTTCCCATAATACGATGTTCGCTAGTAGTTGCTGTCGTATCTGCTTGTAATTCAGCAAATAAAACATCACCAGATATACCTACAGAAATAACAACAGTATAATCAGCTGCGGCAAAATTATTTGTAAATTGTGGTTTACCCGATCCTGTATAATTATCAACAAGAGAACTTACATTTAGACTACCATTTATAGATGCGTCGGTAAGGTCTGCTCTTATATGCACCTTTGCACTACCATTCACAACATACTGTGTACCGACAGTACCTTCTGAACTGTGCTGAATCTGATCTGCTACTATCTTACCGTATGCCATATCTTTATCCTACAAAAACTATGTCCATCCAAGTTTGCTGTGCCATTATATCTCCAGTAGTAGTTGATGTCCAATAACAACCAAATCCCCATTCAGATCCGGTTGTGAGTTCAGCATACATGCTTCCAAAAGCACTAGTAAAACCAGGAGTACCTTCTCCATGATCAAGTACTAATTTATTAGTATAAGGACTCCCCACATTATGTTCATTTAAATACCAATATGCCCAGTTCTCATTGCGATTTATTCTAAAACCACCAGACATATGATAAATACCATTTACTGGTACTGTAAATCTATATGTGCTAGTATTCCATACTATACCATTTGAAGATCGTACAGTATCATAAGGTATGTATGAGGCATTAGTAGTACTTGTAGTAGTACCGCAATATACAAAAGCATATGCTAAATCTGGTTTTACAAGTTGACCACCTAAACTCTGTAATCTTGCTGCGGTCATGCGAGGTCTCCGTGCACTACTGACTGATTTTGCGCAGCATCAACATATGCAGCATCGTATGTGGCAAAACCATATCCAGTAGTTGCAATTCCTAATGTTAAACTTCCTGCAGTTACACCAATTCCTGTATCTGCTTGACCACCAAAATTTGAAGTAGTACCAAAATTATTAGAAACACCTATTGGCACATATGTAGTATTACTCATATTATTCGTATGAAGCACATGAAACTGACCAGTTGTAACATCAGTTATACTGCTAGTATTATAACTATCATTTATAACTGGAGTGACCATATTAAAGTTAGTCCAACCTTTAGCGGCACTCTGCTTAGTTAGTGTGACTGCACCACCTGATGATGTCTCTACTGTATTTGCGTGTAGTGTACTCATGCTATCACCAATGTTGCACTATCGTTAATTGTAATTGTTACACCACTATCTATAAAGATAGGACCAGCAATCAATCCATTTCTGGCAGAATCAAGTGTATAATCAGAATCTAATGTATGACTATGTTCTCTCACAATTTTATCAAAAATGCTGCCGGCAGTATCTGCAGCACCTTCGCCACCAGATTGACCGGCTGAACCAGATACACTTTCCGGAACACCAGTAGAAAGAAAGTTACCTGCTATTAATCGATTTTTACTGGTCATGCAAGGTCTCCGTGTGCTATTGTCATAACGCCGTCTGCATCAAAAAATGTACCTGCATAATTTTGACAACGAACACCATATTCTGAAGTGCTTTTTGTTTGAATAGTTGTTCCACCTACAATCGCAGGGTTGTTGCCGTTTGGATTAAAAATTGTGGCGTTAAAAGCGTAATCATCATTTGACATATTGTTTACAAAGTTTGTGTCAAAATCTGAAGTGCCATTGTCTGTTATTGATGCGGTATTGAATGAATCTCGTAAAGTTGAACTAGTGCCTTCGTCGAAACAATTCCACGCCTTCGCACTACCATTCGAAACATACTGCATATCCACTGCATTATTACCAGCAGTATCTTGTAGTGTTTCTACTTTAATTATACTAGCCATTATGCTAAATTCCCGTACGTAATCATTGTAAAGTCAAAATCATCTTGTAAATCCCCAACACTACATCTAAACGCCCTTGATTCTATTTGTGACGCGCCTTCATCCGTCCAAGCAACCGCCCGGTTGTAGTTGTTATCGTTGCATATCCCAGTTGTTACAGTTTCACTTGCTGAATTAAACGCATTAACAAAGGCAGTTATATTAATGCCTGTAGTGCTATCTGTCACACTTGAGATGTTTAGGCTGGTTGCTGATATTTGTGTGCCAGATGGCGTTTGTTTTGAAACTGCTTTGACCAAACCATCGTGCAAAGACTGTGTAGCAGTAGCACCAACCGTCACGGTGATGTCGTTGGCGGCGGTTCTACCTTGGAGTTCGTTGACTTTTATAATACCGGTCATGCGAGGTCTCCTACAAATGCAACTCCTGCTTGCGTATCGTCATATGCGTTACCTGTTGCATATGCGTACCTTAGCGGTGCGGCAGAAGACGTAAATGTACCATCGGGCATCTCACCTCTAGTACTACCAGTTGTTGAACCTCTATTACCGCATCCACCCTGAATTATAAGATATGTTATTGTGTTAAACGAATTAGTAAAGTTGTGTGTAAAATTACCTGTACCTTCATCAGTCAATGAACTCTGATTAAAACTTTCATTCACTGTTGGTGTACTATTGTTTTGCTCTGAATAGTGTTTTAACGATATCTGCTTGGTCAGCGTGACAGGACCACCTGATCTATTCTGTATAGTATCAATATTTAATTGACTCATACTACACTCCAATATCCATTTACAGTAAGTGTAACACCACTATCAACAGTAACAGGTCCAGCAGACATTGCATTATCGGCAGAATCAATAGTATGATCTGAATCTAATGTTTGACTGTTAATTCTAAATACACCTTTTTCGAAATCTACTAAATCAAGTGTAGTGGCAGAATCTACTCCTCCACCACCAGTATCGAATCCACCAGCCGAATCTACTATACGTATTATTTCAGCAGAATCAACTCCGCCGCCGCTCCCTGAGCCGGTAGATCCTGTAACATCAGCTGGTATACCGGTAGTAGTAAAATTACCTGCTATGAGTCTTGCTTTTGATTGTGGCATTATACTAACTCAAAATAGTTGAATCTAAACGTTGCTGCAAATGTTATAAACTCTTGTCCACTAGCTGTAGACTCAAAATTTATATCACCAAGTGATGTAGGTACACAGTCAATATACCTTACTTGTTTTGTTTGATTATTATGACTTGATAGAATTGATAATGTAATATCGGCGTAATTAGGTTGTGATGTGTTACCGGCCGCCTGATTATCAAACATATTAGTTTCAAGTAATCTGCGCATCCAGTTAAACATTTCTGAATACGATTCTAAATTTTCATCTAAAAGTATGTTTGTAGATAATTCGTTAAAGGTAAGTGATTCACCAGGAAATGGTAAACCTGCTAATCTACGTACCGGTAATTCTACTGGATTCATGATCATACCGGGATGTGTAATTGTTTGACAAAAGAATTCCAGATTTGGATAGTTACGTCTGTCAATTACAAGCTTAAAGCTTGTAGGTTGCATGTAGTTAAAGTTTTCAGTTAGTGTTGCCATACCACTATTTATACAAGTTTAGATTAAAAAAGAGGAGGCCGAAGCCTCCTCTAGTGTTACCACGTTTATTTTTATTTATGATCCAAGGATATCGTCTACGCGGAAGATACGATAGTATTGGTTGGTCTTGATCGCTGCCAGACCGTCTGCAGGTGTTTGGCCTACGAATGGGTTTGAAGCCATGCCATAGCGTGTCTTAAATCCAATCTTTGGCTGGAATGTATCCTCACCTACTGCACGTACCATTGTCAATGGTACGTATGGGCAATAGAAGAGACCTGCATCGTATGGGTTAGTACCCTTATAACCGACTGTGATGTAGTCTGCGACTGCATATGGGTCGATATATACACGGGTCCGTCCGTTCAGGACACCAGCAAAGGTGTTACCTGTGTCGTCTACATTCAAGTTAGTTGACATTGCTGGAGCATAGTCAAGCATACCTGATGCTGAGAGTGATGAGGCAACATCTGATGAACAGATGATGAAGTTACCCTTACCACGACGTGTTTCTTTAGCGATTACGTTTGACTCACGCTCGATCTGCATGATCAGACCTTTAAACTTCTCAACTGACCAACGGCCGTCTGCATCTGTCTGTACGTTGAAGACACCGTTCAGTGCAGTGTTGGTTGTAAGAGCACCAGTCTTTGCTTGTGAGTTAATTGTACGAACAACTTCACGGTTGATTTCAGCCATGATCTCTGTTGACAGAATGTTTGCCAATTCTGTCTCAGCATCCAATCCATGGATTGCTTTCAGATCTTGAGCCAGTTCCAGTGAGTATTCAGCTTTCAGTGCACGGGTACGAGCCGTTACTGTAGCTTTCTCAATGGTGAAGCCCATTTCGGCAAATGCTGAGTCGCCGGTTGAACCAAGTGATTCACCAGAAACTGTTGACATTGCGAAACCAGTTGTTCCGTTTGCTGGATCGATACGAGTATCATCGATAGTTGAGTCAGCATCTGAGTCAACAATACCTGATAAACCTGATGGACCTGCATCACCACCGTCTAGGCGAGTGTTTACTGATGCGTTTGAGTCACCAGAGAAACCTGGTACTGCTTCGTCAAACAATGCTTCATCGTCTGCAGTTGCGCCAGAGCGAGTAGTCTTATAGCGTGACTTCATCGCAAAGATGAGGCCTGTTGGACCTGACATTGGCTGAACACCGCAGATGTCGTATGCCATCAAGTTTGGCATTGCACGGCGGACGAGAGCAATCAATACTGGATTCCAGTTTGCCACGTCTGCAGTAGAGTTGGTTGGAACAGCTTCTGCGAGCATACCTTGCTCTTCACGCAGTGCTTGTTCTTGGTTTTCAAGAATAGCAGCAGTAACTGCTTTCTTATGGCTATCGGTAATGGTGCCCGCTGACTCTTCGTTCAGTACCGGTGCCCATTTCTCGATCAGCTTATCGTATGAGATTTGCTGTTGCATTTTTATTGGACTCCCAATTATTTGTTAGTTTTTTTGATTGCGGAGAGGTACTGAGCCATTGTATCAGAA